CGGGACATCACTATTGGATGCCACTGTGCTCCGCAGCGCTGTCACTGTGACACCATCAAAAACTACATTGATTCAGAATAAGGTCAACTGACCCCCTAGGCCAACTCTAGGTTCTCGGAAGGCTGGCCCTCTTCTGGTCACAATGGGCCCTAACTTTTGGAAACTAATATGATTACCTACACTCCCGAACAACATGATGTTCTTAGCCACCTTATGAACCCAGAAAACACAGGTATTACCTTGGTAAGCGCCGGGGCTGGTACTGGTAAGTCTTGGTTATCGAGACGGGTGGTTGAAGAATTGAAACCTAAACGGTGCCTGTACACAGCATTCAACAAAGCGATTGTGCAAGAGGGGGAATCCCGATTCAGAGGCACAAGTACTGAGTGCAAAACGTTGCACGCTTTGGCGTATAGCTACGTCAGACCTAAAGGTAGTATTAGCGATATTTCCTATGGCTGCATCGAAGAGGACATCAGCTATAACCTGAAATACCTGATAATTACCGGTATTAACCGCTTCTTTGTCTCCGACTCTGTGAACGCTTACGAATTTATGGAAGAGCACTTCGAGGGTGAAGACCACGAAAAAATGCTTGCCGAACTCTCTGTTAAGTACATCGAAAAGATGGCCAATAAGGAATTGGACCCAACATTCAATTTCTTGCTCAAGTATTTTCACTTGATGCTGCATGAAGGCACGGTCACCTGCAAGTACGACTTGGTTATCCTGGATGAAATCAACGACACCACTGCCGTAGCTCTGGAGATATTTAAGCTAATAGATGCTCCGAAGAAGCTTGGCCTGGGTGAAACTCACCAAGCTATTTACGATTTTCTACATCTTGTTAATGGATTTGAATTGTTAAAGGACGCTGATCTATTTCACTTAACGCAATCGTTTAGATGCAGTGAAGAGATCGCTGGCCGTATTGAAAAATTTATGAAATTGGATGCTGACGACACATTCAAGTTTGTCGGTACAGATGAACCGGTAAGAAATGGGAAAACTCTTGTGTGCACAAGCACCAATGCGTCAATTGTGGCGCATATTCAGGATTGCTTGGACAGAAAGAAAGGATTCCAGCTTTTACGAAAAATATCTGAAATCTTTGCCTGCCCCTTGGCAGTTACATCGGCAAGTGCCGGCAAAGCTGTTTACCAAAAAAAGTTTAAGCACTTAGAAGACGAGTACAAAAATTGGAACAACAATAGACGGCGGGGCTATTCGTATTTTCAGCACTTGCTTGATCATTTTGATGACCAAGAAACAGTTAACGCTGTTCAGCTTTTGCTCAACTTCCAAAGGAAAGGCATTAATATCTTCAGCCTATACAAAAAGGCAAAAGAGTCGAATGTTGACTTAAACTATACTATCGCTACCGTGTTCACCTCAAAAGGTTTAGAATTTGAAACCGTTTTAATATCTGACGACTTAAATACTCGTATTGCAAAAATAAGAGAGAACGGTGGTGTAAGGAACCACGACGACCTAGTAGCGTACCGTTGCTACTATGTGGCAGCAAGTCGTGCAGGAGTTAACTTGCTTAACGCAACTGCACTTTATTAACCAAAATGAAAGAGGCACGATCATGTCAATTACCAAAGTACTGAATAATGAAAAAATGTCAGATGAAGAAAAACTTGCAGCTGTGGCAGAAACTGTCGCTGGAGCCCGTGAATCATACGGTAACACCAGTGTTAAGGTTGAAGTCCCTGCTGTAAACACACCTCATGGCGTTATGCCATTTGATATGCTTGAAGCAGACTCTCGAGTCAACATTCTTAAGGGCCGTGTTGCTTACATCAAAGCAGAAGCTGTTGAAGATGTTACCAACAATCCTGCGGTAAATATCAACAAGCGTATCGAAGAGTTAATCGCTACAGACGCATATTTCACCAACATCGATTCAGGTGTGGAATTTAGCTACATCTAATCGTTTGTTCTTGTGCAACTCCCCTATTAGGGGGAGTTTTTTCCTTAAGGTGTTCCCATGGCTAATAAATTCTTACCGTTCATTGTGGTGAGTTCTTCACCTCTACACATTTACAAGACCTTAATTACAAGGGGAAAAGGTGTACCTGAGCATCTATTAGCGTCTATTTTTAATGCAATTCTTGAAGAGGGTATTGCAAAGGTTAGATCAGTAGCTGTTGGCATTCCTCAGATGTCCAACACTGAAGGGCTGTACAGAACTTTAGTGTTAGAGCATTTCAATAAACACGCCATTCCTCATAAAAATATTGAGCTATTTACAAAAATGGCGAGTTACACAGATAACCAATTTTGGGAGCATTTCCCAAAAGAAATGGATGAGCTGTCAGTAAAAGAGCGGTTGCTGTTCCTGTCAGTCGTGCATGATAAGCCATTCCTACCTGACTACACAGATCTGCCAGTAGATAAGGTGATAATGCACATGCCTGCCTTGTGCAGTAATCTGAAGAATTTTCTAACTTTTGGAAACGGTACAGGTGCCACACAAGTTATCGTCACTAGTTCTGAAGAGCTGCATTCTGCATGCGCTTATTTTGGGTTTTTAACTGGCGATAAAGAACACATAATTTCATTCAAAACTTTTGCTAACCCACCTGCGTAAGGAGGTTCACCTGTGAGACATAATAAGTTTCAGGAATGCCTAACGCTTGTTAAGGCTGGCATCCCGGTTTTACTTACTGGAGAGAAAGGCAGTGGTAAAACTACCCTGGCTATACAGGTTGCCAAAGAACTTGATCTACCTTTCTACAGCGTGTCTATGACCCGTCAGACCACTCTGTCGTATCTTATGGGCTTTATGAACGTAAGTGGTGCGTATGTACCATCTTTGCTTCGTAGGGCTGTTGAGGAGGGCGGTATGTACCTTCTCGATGAAATGGATGCGGGTGACCCTAACGTTCTTTTGTCGTTGAATACCATTGAGAATGGTTTCGTATCATTTCCTGACAAAATCGTGGAGTTACACCCGAATTTTCGTTTGATGGGATCTTCTAACCCAGCTCACTTGCACGCTCATTACACTGGTCGTGCGAAACTTGACGCAGCTACCCTGGACAGATTCGATGAAATCGTCATACCTCGAGACGAGGAGCTGGAGAAATCTCTAGTGGACTCAGACACTTACGCCAATATGACTGCGCTACGAGAAGCCTTGACTGAAACAAATTCTGGAATAGTTCTGTCAATGCGTGACAGCTTGAGGTTCCAAAAACGAAAAGAATTGGGTCTTTTGGCAGGTTACTTGGAAAAGCTAACTGGCCATGAAGATTTTATCCTCAAAAAGTACAAAGAAAAACTGAAAACAATGCCTAGGCACACAAGCCAAAGCGATTGTGAAACTATGGCAGACTTATTGCATCTGCTGAACAGTGAAAACGATACTGAATGGGAAGAAATAACCATTTCAGCTTAGCAGTGTGCCAACTAGACCTTAAGGAGGTTAAAGATGGTATTTGAAAACTATAATATGGACAGACCTTTGCCCAGCATCTTTCCAAAATCTTGGACATCAGAGATGGTTGAAAAGTTTGACCTCATGGAATTTCGCAACTTGAGCCATTTCAAGTCTACGGTTTCTCAGCTAAAGCAGATAGAAGATGACAAGTGCGGTTTGTCCTATAAATCAGCACTCGACAAGCTTGTTCGTGGTGTCACTGACTTCCCTGAATCTGAGCAGGCATCAATTAGAAACTTGGTGCGCTCTAACCTACACAAGCGTGGGTTAATTACCCAAGAAGTGTATGAGGAGTTTAAGTACGCAACTGACGGCGTTGTCGTCGGTATAGACGTAGGAAAGTTCACCTCTGGTGAGCCTGACTGCGCTATTGTACCTACTCAGCAGTATGTAGATTTCTTTTATGAGCTCTACATAAGCATCAGCTACCCTTGGGACATTCCTAATGATCGTGTCCGGGATAACACAGCAAAGCTGCTGGCAACAATTGAAGAGTTGGAAAGACAGCATATTTTTATTAAAATAACGCTAGTACTTCCAATTCGTGGGTGTTCTATGGGAACGCCCAGCAATTTCTTCTCTACGATACCTCTGTTTTCGCATAAAGAGCAAAAATCAGTATCTACCATGTCCTCAGTGATAAATGAGCGCTTACTCCGTAAGTTTTACTTTGCCATTTTGGAAACCCACTACGGTGGTATGCTTACCGGTGGTTATGGTCATCCTGTAACGCTCTCAACAGCTATGAACATAGGCAATCAGTTTGATGAGATTGCATTCTTTGAATCAATCACTAAAGCCGTAGGTGCGTAATGGAAACCAAAGAACTCTTACAACAATATGTTAAGGAACGGACGAAGGATTTGCCTTCGTATCCTGACATAGTTCAGAAGGGTATCGACACCATATCTGGTGAGATTCCCTTTAAACTGAAACTGGCTATTGTGCTGTCTGAGTTGATCACGTTTACCTCACATCTTCGTAAGCCTATTCGTCTTTACGATGGCACCTTAGTCCCGACTAACGCCATCGTCTTTGCCCTGAGTGCTTCTGGTACGTCTAAAGACAAATCCCTGAACACTCTTCGCAAAGCGTTGAATGAAGGTTACGAGCATTTAGAGGGAGTTCGTCGTGAGTACGCCAGAGAACGCGCTGAAAAAGTAGCCATTCTTGAGGGTGACCGTAAAGAAAATTGGGAAAAGTACTACCGTACTCCAAAGCCTTTGCAGGCTGGTTTGGGTACTGTTGAAGGTCTTATGCACCATTTTGCGGAAATTTCGCAGAATCCTCTTGGTGCAGGATCACTTACCAGTTCGGAAATTGGTTCAGAGCTACAGACCAATGGTGCAATGGTAGATATTATCAAGACCATTGCTGTTGCTTATGACCTGGGAAATATCCCGGCTAAGATCGTTAAGTCCCATGAGAATCAGACGCAAGCGGTTAAGAATCTACCGGTCAATGCGTTGTTCTTCGGATCTCAGGAAGCTTTGCTGTTTAACAATGAAATTAAATCTAAGTTCCGACTTGTGTTTAACACGCAGTTGGCACGAAGAAGTATTTTCACATTCACACCTGAAGTAGCTTCGCCTCTGCGAATAAGCTCTATTGATGAGCTTTACGCTATGAAGGAAAAGGAACGTTCAAGAGTTCTGGCTGCCCAACAGACGCTTCAGAATATGACAGCGCATCTTGTTGAGAAAACAACCCAGGAACCTCTCGAAATTACCAAGAACGCCGATAAGCTGTTTGACGTATTTTTGGAGTTCAATTCTATTGAATCCGAAGACATGCCTAATAAGTTTCCTATTGCGAAACTAAGCCGCAAGCACAAGCAGTGGCTGGCTTTGAAACTCGCTGGAACCTACGCGATTCTTGCTAATAGTGAGCTCATAACTGAGAAGATGTACGCTACAGCAATTAACACTGTTGAAATGTTGTCTCCAGACTTGAGCAACTTTGAGCGTGAATTGATTAAGGAACCATACGAGCAGCTATCCGATATGTGCCGGTTCAAGGCGCAAGAAGGCGACTTCTACCTATCGCTGCATGAGCTGCGGAAGATGTCCTATGTGACAGGTTCTGGCTCAAGCAAGAGCAAGGTGGAGGAATTAGCTACGTTGGCCAATTCTTACGATCCCGACGGTTCGTATACCATAGAAGACAACGGTATCAGGTACAAAGAGATCATAAAAACTGATATTGTTGGCGTGTCATTCAAAATCTTTGATACGACTCTTGCAGGCAAAGAGCTTAAAGAGTTTATGGCAAGAAACTCATCTGATGGCTATACATTCTACGAAACAAACTTTAATGAGCTGGAGTTGTTACTTAGCGAAAACGCTACTTACTCTCCATTTGCATTTAAGGACGGCGTTCGTAAGAAGGAAAACCTCATCGGTGGCACTAAGTTCGTGGTGCTAGACGTCGATAAGTCACAGCTCACAGATGAAGAAGTCCATGTACTTTTAAGCGAGTATAATCATTATGTGGTACGCACTAGCGATCCTAACAACGAGTTCAAATTTCGAGTTATTATGGAGTTGGATTCTATGGTGGATATTGATGAGCGCATGTGGAAGGCTTTTCTGGAGGAGTTAAGTGAAGACCTAGGTCTAATCATTGACGTACTGCCACAAAGCCAGATATTCCTCAGCTTCGCTAACCGTAAAATCCTAACCAAGCTGGACGGTGAAAGCCTATCTACCAAAAGTCTTTTGGAGAGAGCTTCTCTTCGTATTAGGGACAAGCCTAAACCTGCGTCTTCACTTCCTACAAAGGAAAAGCAGCATAAGCTTGAAGACCCACAGGAAACGTTCATGTATGCGTTTAATGCGGGCCCTGGAGAGCGTTCACGTCTGATGTACCGTGCACTAGCACATGCCATCGACTTGGGTGCTGACCGTTCTTACATTCGCCAGATGGCTGATGAAATAAATGGTTACTGGGTTGAACCTATGGACAAAGGGCGTCTTGAACGTACTTTGGTGGGGCCTGCGCTTAGACGCATACCGTAAGAGGTTTAGACTATGTGGTTGTACCGTGAAAATGAGATCCACAGCCATGATGACCTGCTGCCCGAGTGTACTGATATTGTTTACTGGATAACGTATACTAACGGGCAGAACTACTTAGGCAAAAAGGCGGTGCGGAGTATTCATACCAAACCGCCGCTTAAAGGAAAAAAGCGTAAACGTAGAGTTGCCGTGACCCTCCCCTTCGTAAATTACGAGGGAAGCCACGACAAGGTTGGATTAGAAATTGAATCCAAAGAGATCTTGTATCAATGCTCAACCCGCAAAGCATCTACATATTTGGAGACTGCTCTGCTATTTCACTACGATGCGATATTTGACCCTGCGTTTTTAAATGAAAATATCGGCGGAAAATTCTTCAACAACGATCTTAATGGGTTGTTGGAATAACAAATTTGCTTCACTTAGCAAAGTAATTGTCTACGTGAGTCCTAAAGGCCTGGGCTATTGATAAAGCACCGCATAAGTGAAGCAGCCATATTTGCTCTTGTTGTCAGTCCACAACGCTAGGAAGCTGCTGATTGGGCCCTAATTGCTGCATACGGCATGGTGGTCTGTAGCAAGAGCAGCACTATTAGGAGGTTTAATGGCGATTATAAAAGTAAACTATGAAGTTTACGGATCATCGTTTCTTATAAGCAAAGCGTTAAACCGTCTTTTGGATTACCCAAGACTTAGTTTCGATACTGAAACTAAAGGAATCTACACCAAAGCTGAGCGTGCTGAAGCTGTGCAACTGCTTAAAGACGAGGGTTTACCTCTTGAGCACAAGCGCCTAGCCTATCAGGTTGCCGCTAACACTGGTCTGTCGTTTCCTTCATTAGTTAATGTGACGCACTTCATATTTGGTTTAGATGAAGCTAACAGCATTATCATTCTGTCAGATGATCCGAAAACTGAGTTGAAGGTGTGGGACTGGGTAAAATCCTACCCAGGAACATTGGCAATCCATAATGCTTTATTTGATTTGAAAATCATGTACCACAGAGTAGGTGCTCTTCCTAACGATTACGTCGACACATCTCTGATGGCAAAATGTTTAATAAACCACACACAAATTTGGAAAGCTAAGACTGACCTTAAAACTTTAATGGGCAGGCACTATGACCCTAAGTGGTCTGCGTTCGATTCTTATGAGCCAGACGACATACGGAATAAAGCTTTTCTTGATTACGCAGCTATTGATGGCGCAGCTCTGATGTTGCTCTGGAAAGAAGTGGAGGGCATGTTTTATGAGGCCAATTGAGCATTTACCAATAAAAATGCCATGGGAGCATGATCCGGGCCCTGAATTTTTTTACAGAAACATTGTGCACCCTATAATTCCCGACATGCTTGATCTTATGACTGTTGGGTTAACTATCGACCAAGAAGCTGTTGAAGAGCTTCGAGTAACCATTACTGACGTTCTAAGTAATGTGGACTCAACGTTAGCCAAAAATCCACTTATTTTGCGTCACCAGAAAGAGGTTCTTCCCCGTGCTCAGCAAGAACACGCTGATAAAGCCACTGCGGCTACTAGAACTCCGGAGTATTACCTTTCCGAGTTTAAGCCGTCAGATATGGTTCACCGAACATGGGTTATGAACACTTACTTGAAGTCAATCTCTCGGTCCAAGGACTGTAGGGACAAGTGGCCGGTAGCTGGGATGAAGAAATACAACATATTTCTATCTGACCCGTTCATCAAGTCACTTGTAGATAAGTCGACTTCATCACAGAATCAGCATGTCATTAGTGGCATGCGTGCACTGGCTGAGTATAAGTCTGAATTATGGAATCGTCCTAGAGAGGAAAAGGCTAAAGAGCCTGTGACTCTGGACAACTTCAATCCTGGGAGCAACAAGCAGATGCGAGAATTTTTCGCAATGCTTGGCATTGAGCCTATGGAATACTCTGCCAAAACTGGTGAGGCTTCCTGGGACAGGGAAGCTGTTGAGCAAGTGCTGAAAACTACTGATGATCCAGACCTTAAACAGTGTCTGGTTGCATTTGTCGATCATTCCTTTGGGGGAATTATTCGATCAAACTTCTTAAAAGCTTTCGATACTTACACGATAGACGGAAAACTACACGGAAACATGCGTGTATTTGGGGCTAAAACCTTCCGTCCTACGTCCAACAGCCCGAACTTGCTAAATATGCCTAGTACTAAGTCTATTTACGCAAAACCTCTTAAACGCTGTTTCAGGGCCCCTGACGGCATGGTAGTTTTTACTGCTGACCTCAGTGCGCTGGAAGATCGAGTTATTGCGAATCTGACCAAGGATACGAACAAGTGCAACATATTTTTAGAAGGCCTTGATGGCCACTCTCTAAATGCTTGTGGCTACTTCGGTCCTGAACTTGTTCCCTTTTTGGGAACTAATACTGACAACGTGGCTTACGTTAAAAAGTTTATGGAAGCTTTCGACAATGATCACCCGGAAATTAAGAAGTTTCGCCAAAAATCTAAGGGGCCAACCTTCAAGCTTGCTTATGGTGGATACCCTGACGACCACAAAGGTGGTGTGATTACCCAAGAGATTTTCGACAGGTATCACAACATCTTGTACCCAGGTATTACAGAATACCGTGAAAACTATGTACTGCCCACTGCTCGAGAGCAAGGGTACCTGCATCTTGGTCTTGGTTGTCGTCTCTATACAGATGACGCAAGTAAAGACATCAGGACTTTGCACAATTCCACAGTACAGTTCTGGAGTATCTTGACGCTTATTGCAGTTAATGAGCTCAATCATCGGATAAGAGAAGAAAAGCTTTCTGACATTATCCAAGTGACTTCCACTATTTACGACAGCATCTACACCCAAGCAATTAAGGACGCTGACGTTATTAAGTGGTTGAACGACAATATGATTGAGGTTTTGTGTACCAAGTATTTAGAAGACGAAACCATAAGCAACGAAGCTTCTGGTGAGGTCGGCTACAACTGGGCAGACTTAACCAAGGTTCCTAACGGTGCCTCTGTAGATGACATAAAAGTTATCTTGAGGGACTTGTAGTGAAGCCAACAAAGATTGGGAAAAAGCCCAGGAAACGAATCAGAAAACTACTGTGGAAAACTTTTGGTAGTGACTGCTGCTGGTGTGGTGAACCTATGATTTATCCAAATTATGGTGAGCCTATGGATGATATTGGCCTTATGGCCACTATCGAACACCATTTCTCTAAAGAGATGGGATCTCCAGACGCAATCATGCACTTAAGATTGTCTCACAAGAAATGCAACAAATAAGGAAAATACCATGCCAAGCGAATTAGCTTATGTGCCGGCGGCAGTGCCTGAAGGCGCCAAGTTCAAAATAAGCCCAAGTAGCTTCTCTAAATTTATTGAGAAGCCATACCTGTGGTATCAGGACAACCTGACAGACGCAGAAGGCTTTACTTACAACACGTCGACTGTTTTGGGAACTATCGTGCACTACTGTGCCGAGAAGGTTGCCAAGCACGAAGAAGTCAACGTTAAAGACATCGAAGCTTACATAGATGAGCATGAAGCTAACGAAACCTTCGATCCAGAAGATGTTCGCGCTAATTACTTGAACATGGCCGAAACCCTGGTGAACGACTATGTGTTGTCTAACGAATTCTTGGAAGCTGAAACGCAACATTGTGCGGAAATTAAGGACGGCTATTACGCTGCAGGAACACTTGATGCCTTGCAGGGCACAGTAGATGACTGCATGGTGGTGGATTACAAGACCTACTCCTCTAAGACTAAACCTAGAGCTATCCCTGCGTACTACAAGTACCAGTTGCTAGTCTACGCTTACATCTTACAGAAAGAGGGTTACAACCCCACCAGAGTGCGCCTGGTCTATATCAATCGCAACATTGATGGCGACATCAGTGAAAAGACAGGAAAGCAGCTTAAATGCTATCCGCCAGAAACTACTGTGCTTACTGAGTCAATAACTCAGGATGATATTGATTTCATCAAGAGCATGTTGGAACTGTGCGTAGACACCGTTGAATTCCACAAAAATCACCCGGAACTTGCCCATATCATCTGGCACGATCCAAGATTGAAGCCTGAATAGGAGTAATTTATGGAAGTATTAGGAATGGCATTTCTAACAGCAATGGCTTTCATCATATTGCTGGTTAAGATGGGTTTGCCCAAATTTCTAAGATTTGGATGGCAAACTGACGTGATCATATCCGGTGTTTTGGCCATGATGTTCTTTGGAACATTCGCTGGTATGCTTACCGGCCTTATCGCCGGTATATTTGTAAGTCTGTTTCTATCGATGATGAAGTGGGCTTCACCCCCGAGAAAATGAGGAACAATAATGTCTAAGGTAAAAATGCTTATCAGCTCCTTGCCGAACATCGGTAAAACTACGTTGCTCCAGACGTTGGACGATGTGCTGGTAATTGCACGGGACGGCAAGAAGTATCCGTTTCCACAGGCGCATGTGAATGTGGAGGACTTTACCTCTGCTGACACATTGATTAATGTGATTACGGATAAAATCCACGCCTATGAAAATAAGATGGGCAAATTGCCAGAAACTATAGCTATCGACTCTATTTCAAAGATTCTTTTGGACATAGAAGGCTATTGCTTGGAGCAGATAAAGTCTTTCCCTTATGGAAAGATTAATACTGAGATCAAGAGTGTTGTAGATTTCATTGAGCGCGACCTATCGCCTGTTTTTAACGTGATTATGGTATCGCACGCAATGTACAGCGAGGAAACCACTGGCTATAGCTTAGTCAATGCTGGTGGTAGCTACGGAAAGAAGGGCGGAATCCTTTCTGAAGTAGATGAGGCGATCTTCCTTGAGCTTAAGGGAAAGCAGCGTGTTGTGCATTTCCGTAATGCTAAAATGGCGTCTCGAACGACGGTGGCTGAGCTACCGGATAGTATGCCTAGTGCTGAGTTCAACCTCCAAGAACACTTGGAACTGCTCAAAAGTAAGCAATCTAAAGCAAGTGAGTGGAGTCTGTAACAGGCCATCACTATCAAATATGTGGCAATTTCTGTCACTTTATAACCTAGGGTTGACACCCTTTTACTCTGAGAGGAATAAACTATGTCATTTTTCAAAGCAAGCGTAAAAGAAGAAGATGTGAAACAAGGCGGTGGTAGTGATTACCTAAACGGTTCTGGTGTGTATCCTGTTACGATTCTGGGAGCTATTGCTAACGAATCTAAGAACGGTTCCATCACAGTAGACTTGTTTGTTGACCATAATGGCCAAAAGCAGATCGTCTACGGAAACCTTCGCATTACCAACAACGACGGCTCTCCAAACGAAATCGGTGCCAAGATCTTTAACCAGATGTTAATTATTGCTGGTGTGAGTGATGTTGCCGAGCCTACTGAAGGTCAGCTACCAATCGGTAAGGCCGGTGCACTGAAAGACGTTGCTCTTCTTGAAGAGTTCACTGACGTTGAAATCATGCTCCGTATCCAATTGGAGTACGGCAGATACAATGGTTCAATCACGGAAAAGAAAGTCATCAAAGGCTTCTATCGTGCAATGGACAATGCAACTGCTGAAGAAATCGCACTGGAGAAAACTCCCGGTGAAGGTTACGAGCGTGACACGAAGTACTTCGATAACATCACCTACAAAGACGGTGTTACTTCAGATGAAGTTGCTGCCTGGGTAGCTGGTGGACGTGGTAAAGGCAGCGCACCTGCCGGTGCTGATGCTGCTAAAGCTCCAAGCTTTGGTACCAAGCGTTTCGGTTCTAAGAGCTAAAAAGTTGGGGGGCATAAGCCCCCCTATTTTATCCCAAAGCGTTAGTAGGGAATACTGTTCCCATGCCCCAATGCTCCCAAGGCGTATGTATCAACCCAAAGTAGGAATCAGCTTTATTTATAATTGCTTGGTCCCAAATTTGTGGGTTATTGACATTGAAATACGCTTCAACACCCATTTCAGTTCCAAAGCTTACAGGACGGTCTTTAACCATTCGGTAAATAGATTTCTGTATTCTAATCCAGTAAGAAGGATACATCAGTATCCCAACGTCACTTAGCTGTTTAACAGCTGTCGGCATACCTTCCTTATAATCCGGGAACGAATCTATAACCTCAATTTCAGCAGCTTTACGACCGTACCCCTCTTCAATAAGGTACCTGTAGAAAGTTTCTTTAGCTACTACGTCTGACAGATCTGTCATGTGTGCACCAAGCTTAGACCACTCACTTCCTGGACTGTTTATAAACTGGTGCATGTAACTAATAATGTCATCCTCAGACTTTATATGTCTGACTCGCTCTGCTAAAGAGTTTAAATTCCTCTCAAATTCCTTTCCTGCCCCAACAGCTCCCAACACTGGAGAAATAGCTTCAAGCACTTCATCAACGTTAAGGCCTGCCTTAGACGCTCTCATAATGAAAGCGGCTACAGCGTTATTGCTGCCATCTTTCTTTGTAAAAATTGCTTTAAGTACGTCGTCCACGTCATGTTTAAATCCAGAACTTGGATCATCTGCGTTCAAAACAATTTCAGAACCCATAGAGTTAATAAATCCTCTATCTACGAACCCCTGCCCCGGCATTTTCTTTAATCTTTTTTCCATCTTAGCTAGTTTTGCTGCGTATTTTTCCGGATTTCCATAAGACCTCATACGCATAACTAAAAGCTCATTTTGCGCTTTTTTGTAAGAGTTAAATTCTTCTAGGATATTGGCGTAGTTTTTAGCTATAAATATCGGGTCTACCCCTCTCACTCCCAGGTACATAACATTTGACACGTTATCAATTGCTATTTTCACAGGGTTTAGAATTACCATTCCTATCTTGGCAGCAGACACCAAATTCTTAGTAACCCTCATAGCAAACTGCATTTCTTTGCTTGTTGCTAAAGACTTTTCAGATGAACCTACCAGCCAATACGCAATATCCTTTCTTACATATTTAATCTTTTGATCAAATCCGTTTACGTTGCTTAAGCTTATACCGACGGGTACCTCACGGTACTTAGCCTTTATTTCATCATCTAAAGCGTCGTAATCAGCACCTTGCAAGTCGCCAAGGAACCACGGGTTATCTTTATTTTTCGCACCCATTATTTTTTTAAGTTTTTTGACACCACCTTCCGAAATATCAAAATACGTTTCTTTCATAAGAAGCATGTTTCTGATGTTTTCAGAATCTTTTATGGCCATGTTGTGTGCCATTGTCCTTACTAGGCTCTGAGATGGATCATTATTGACTCCAATCTTCTTTAGGTCACTTTCCTTAAGTATAAGCTTGTGAGAGTCGCCCACAGACAACGTGCCATCTTTACCTGCCATACTGCTAGGAATTGACACATCAGTAGTTCTGGCTTTTATAGTGGTGAACACGCTCTCCTGGTATGTGCTGTCTACCAATTTTTTGTATGCCACTCCAAGTGTGCTTTCAGTAGCCGGTCTTATAATAACCCAGTCATTGTTTTTAAGGCTTCTGGCCTGGTCTGCTGTGAAAGCCCTAACACTTCCTGACATTTCTTCTACAGCGCCGACATCTCTTGAATGCAGGTCAGCCAGACTTGGAGTTTCACCAACAATTTTTGAGTTAGCAAATGCTATATCTTTGATGATGTGCATCAATTTTTTATTCTTTTTAAACGCTTCAAACTTATCAACACCTATCTTCTGAATAGATCTTGCGGTAACCCAACGTCTGGCGTATGCGTTTAACTTTCCAGAAGAGAACCCGGCCTGTGAAATATTGTAAGCTGTGTTGCTGTCAAAAGTACCATCAACGTTAAGGTCGACAATGCTTTGCAGCTTTCTAAGCTGGGCAGGTGTAAATTTTCCTGCTTTGGCTGCGGAATGCGCTTCAAACTCATAGTCGTTAGCAGTTTCAAGCAAAGCGAAATAGCTTGCAGGGTCCATTTTTAAAACGAAATTGCTATACGTTTCCATATCTTCTTCGCTGAGGTTCTTTGTGTGCGCTTTAAGTCTCTGCAGCTGGTGAGATATTATTTCTTGGTTGTCTGTTCTTATGGCGGAGCTTAGCGACAACACTTTATTTTTTATTTGGTTGTTAATGCTGCTGTTGGTTATTTTGTGAACTAGCTCCTGCAGCGCGTTAGATCCATCATAAAATCCTCTTGCACGCTCAGAAGCTGTATTGTAAGCGTCAAACTCCCGCTTAAAAAATTCGTGTAAATTATAGCCAATTTTTGTCGAGCCACGAATAACAGGATCGTTAATGTACCTTACAACTGATTGGTTAATGTAGCTAACGAAACCGGTAGAAGCCGGAATACCTTCAGAATTAGCGCTCTTGAACAAGTTAGTTTCCAGAACGTCATTAAGTTCTAGCGCTGTTTCCATGTTTGTGATTCGCATGCTCTGGCCGTCAGAAACTATCTCGTTCATTGCGCTGTAAAGCAGCTCAGGACGCACAC